TTTCCAACACCCTACAGTTATTAAATCTTCTCCATATTTAGATTCATATAAAACCCCTAAAAAAAACATTGTTGCTGAAATTCCAACTATCCAAATTATTCCCAAGAATACACTTAATATTTTATTCATTTTCTATATCTCCTATTTACAATTTCCCATATCCTTTTTTGTTACAGATTAAACATTTATTTTCCATATCTACACTCCTTACATAAATAATATATTTTCTTATCTTTAATTGCTTGCCTAATATCTTTAGATGTTTTTGGATAAACTTCAAATTTTAAACTTAAATTATTTTCCTTTTTACATTTCTCACAAAACTTATCTATGTTTGGTTTATTTTTATATGTGTTTATAATATCATAAACAAATCGCCGAGAAATCCATTTTGGTTTATGTTTATAATATTCATCCCTCATTAGTTTATTAAATCTTTCTCTTTTTTCTGTTCTAAATTTTCTATTTGCCTTTAACATTATCTTTCTATGTTTTTCTGGATTCTTGTTTCTCCATTTTATTGAGTTCTGTTTATAATAATCTTTTTTCTTTTCATAGTGACTTTTTTGCTGACATTTACTTCCGCAATATTTTCTTCTTCCTTTTGGAAGTTTCTTTTTGCAAGATAGACATTTCATTTTATTTCGTAATTCTCTTTCATAATATCTAAGATCCAGCTTACAATCGCAAAGATAATTGCCATTATAAAAAGGACAAAAAGATTAATCACAGTAATATTATTTAAGCTCATATCTTGAAAGGTTGCAAAAAAACCTAATAAGATTATTATAAATGACATTGTTTTCATAAAATAATAAAATGTTTTCACATTAAAATTACTATGTTTACCATTTGTTGATTTAACTTTTGTTTTCATTTTAAAAACGCCCGTTATTAGTTTCTTCCATTTTACTTGTAGGAAACCTTATTTTTAAGCACCCCCCTTCTTTTTCTTGGAATTTTATCTTTTCCACGCTTACCAACCCCTACTGCTCTTCTAAGGCCTTCTTTAGTTCTTTCACTAATCATATTTCTTTCAAATTCTGCAAATGCTCCTAAGATTTGTAATTGTAGTTTTCCTGCTGCTGAACTTGTATCGATGTTTTGGGTTGTTGCTATAAAATGTATTCCTTTATTACTAAATTCATCAAATAAACTTAAGAGATGTTTTAAACTTCTTCCAATCCTATCTAACTTTGTAACCATTATTGCATCAAACAAATGATTTCTCATATCCTCCAGGAGTTTATTAAACTCTGGTCTTGATTCTTTTGTTCCTGAAATAACGTCTTTGTATATTTTATATATTTCAAATTCTTCGTGTGCTTCACAATATCTTTTACAAATATGTTCTTGTTTATCTACATCTTGGTCTTCTGTGCTTACTCTACAATATATTGCTATTTTCTTTTTCATTTTATAATCTTTTTAATTCTTCTTTGTATTTCTCCCCCTTTTAATTTGTTTAATTTTCCAATAACAATTACCACAAACAAGAAGCCCACCTATGTATTTAATCTTTTTCTTTGGAACATTTTTCTCACAATATTTAGATGTTTGAGATTGACACTTCATATTTTTGCCTCTATCTTTTCAATTCGTTTATTTATATTATTAATTCTTTTTCCAAGATTATGGATTTCTCCTTTGGGCAATATAAAAAATGCTTGTGGAATTTTATCTAAAATTGGTTTTATTTCAGGAAGAAATCTAAAAACCTTATCATTCGCTTTAACTCCTAAATCTGATACAACATAATCATTTTCAACAAAACTGGTATGATTTTCATAAACACAAATATGTAATTTTATAATCTTAACCTCTTTAAATATCCACCACCCAGAAATTATCTTTTTACATAAATAAGTTAAAATAAATTTCCCACTAATTTCTGTTTCACATTCATCTGTTTCAGCATACCATTTAGAATTTTGTTTTTTTGCTTCTTTATTAAAACTATCTACAAATTCTTTTGTTCTTTTCTTTTCTGCTTTTAAACCTTTTTCAGTTCCAACTTCTTTTAAGAATTTCTTTTTTGCATTTATTAAAAAATCTACTTGGTTTTTATAATCATCAATTATCATTTTTCAAATAACATTAATTGTTCCATTTTCTTTAAGATACCCTGCCCTTTAGGGTGTGGGAGTTTTTCATATCCTCCAATTGTTTTTTTAATTTCTTAATTTCTTCTGCATTATTTTGACCCAATTTTCTATTATCTCTAATATCTATAGTATGCCCTTTTGTTCTTTTATTCATTTTCTCTTGATTCATCTCCATTGTTTTTATCCTTTCTCTTGCAGGTTTATCTACTAATGTTAGTGTTCCTACAAGTTCTACTCCTTTAAGGTTTAAAATCTCAAATGCTTCTGGTGGAGTTTGAAACTGGTCACTCCTTCCATTCATTTGTATTTTTAATTTCTTCACCATATTAACTTTGGAGGGGGATTAATTTTCTTTGAGAAAATAGGTATTTTAATATTTGTTAATTCTGATAATACATCTTCCTCATGTTATTCTCTCCAATTTATATCCTTTCTTTTATTTGCCTTTTCAAAAACTTCAACAATATTTTGAATAGCAAAGTCTCTTAAAATTTGGTCTTTATTCAAATTCTTTAATGATTCCTTTAAAGATAATTCTTCACTTTCTGTAAAATAAATCTCAACAGGAATTATTAATTTAGCTTTCTGTTTTTTCATCTTTAATTGTTTTAAATGTCATCATCCCTCAATCCTCTTTTTAAGTTCTTCTGGGGTTATTTTCCAACCACCAATAAAATTAGTATTCTCATCAACCAACTCCAAAAGATGTTTTAGGGCTTGTCTGTAACCCTTTAATCCACATTCTTCTTTAGTTAAAGGTCTTCTTGTTCTTCTCTCTTCAATACTTAAATTTAATTCCTTAATTGTTTTAAATGTCATCATCCCTCAATCCTCTTTTTAAGTTCTTCTAATTCATCAATTCTTTCTTGTATTGCATTCCAATCTAAATTAAATTTGCCTTCATCACAATCTATCATTTCACACAAATACTTAATCCTTTCATCAACAACCTCCAAAACATCTTTTAGTGCTTGTATCTTTGTGAATGTTACAGGGTTTGGCATTTCAGCTTCTAATTCTTTAATTGTTTTCATGTTTTACTTCTTTAAGCAACCTCAATACTTCTTCGGCATTTAGTTTGTGTAAACTTCTTCTTTAGTTTCTCAACATCTTTTTTAAAATATTCTTCTACAAATTCTTCCCTTACATGAGTGCAATTAGTTTCATGTAACACGCTATCTTCTGCAGTAATTTCTTTTACCCATTCATCAATTATTTTTATTATTTCTTTTTCTTCCATTTTAATTTCTTCAAAAAAGATAAAAAGGAGTTTAACAACTCCCTTTTCTTCCACCAGTTTTCTTTCCAGTTCCTTTTCCACCAGCTCTCCCTTTACCTTGTCCTCTTCCATCTCTTGGACCTTGGCTTCCACTTCTTGGACCTGATTTATCTTTATTTGGCATTTTGTTTTACCTCCATTTTATTTCTTCTTAGCCTTTTTCTTTGGCTCTATTAATTTAATTGTCATATGACATCTCTTCATTCGCCCTTGCCCAAATCTTTTATAAGGCCTTGATGCAACATTTGTTTTACAAAATATAACATATTTTTCTAATTCTAATTCATTAACAATCGCATTTGCTCCTAAACTTCTAAGTAATTTAATAACTTCTCCAACTGCCTTAACAGGAAATCTTCCAGACATAATTCCTTTTCTATGAGGTATTTCTCCTTTCATTGGAATCGGTTTCTTAAATTTCAAAACTTCTTCTAAATCAGCAATTGCTTTTTCAATCTTTTTACCTCTAATAAAATCACAAATAGCAACACCATGCTTTAATGAAAAATGCAAACTCTTTCCTTCAACTTTTGCTTCAGTTTTCATTTTATCTTTTTCTGCCATGCTCTCCTTTGCTTTTCTTAACATCATCCCTCAATCCTCTTTTTAAGTTCTTTAATAGGCACATAATATCCTTCTTCAATAGTTAACTCATCAATAACCTCCAAAACATTTTTCTTATGTTGTTTTATTCCAGCCTCCCTACATCTCCTTAATAAATCTTGAATCTTTGATATTGTATAACCATCTTTTTGATGTCCACAAGTCTTACAAGTGTTTTCTTCTATATTCATTAAACTAAATATATCATCTTTTAAGAAAACTGGTTTCCTTCCCCATTCCAAAGGAAAACCACATTCTTTACATTCAGTTAATTTCTTTTGTCTCATTCTAACAATCTCCCAAATTTAATTTTAACCCAAATCTCAAATAACATTCCAAGTTCCTTTAGATTTTGATGTTCTCTATTAGTGGCTTTTATTTTGAATCTTTCCCATAAGGCAAAGTAATCATCTTCATCAAATTTAAAAGTATCAGCAGGGTGGTTATCCACTTTAACAGGCATATTCCTTTGTAATGTTCTTCCCCTGCTACTGCTTCGTGTCCCCAGAGAAGTTCCCAAAGGTAAGTCCTTCTCCTTTTTTTCCTGCTGATTATCAAATTTCTTTTCTTTTATCATTCTAATCAATCTCTAACTCTATTTAGCAAATCCTTTAGTTTCCATATCTATAAAATCTTCAAACGCACTTTCCTTAAGATTTTCATCCCAATAATCATAAAGGCATTCTCTACAAGTTTGCACATCTTTGAAAACTAAGGTAGCTTCTTTTTGTTTACAATTTTTACATTTCATCTTTTTCCTCCTGTGTATTTATTAATCAATTCTTTTGTTTTAATTTATCTTCTGATATTTTATCTTTTCGACCTTCCATATAACAATAATAAGATAATTCATATAAGTCATGCATCTTTGTTTCCTTATTTTTAAAATCCTCAAATGCTTCTGATAACTCTTTCATTATTTGTATTTTTGTTTTCATTTTATCATTATCCCCGTCTTTCCGGGGTGTCAATATACCGAAGGTTGGGCTTAGTATACATATCCCATTTCACCCAATCGGCAGAGGCCGGAATTGCACCGACTACCTCTTAGGCTGAGCCCCTCTGCCATATTACCCTCAATAGAGGGCTTAATATAATTTAATGTTTTTCCCAATCAATATCTAAAAACTTTCCAACAAGCAATTGTTCGTCTTTTTCTTCTGCTTTTTTCAAAGCATCTTCAAAACCCGTTCCCATAAATTCATCAGTTAGTTTTTCTTTTGCTAAATCTTCTGCAAATAAATCAATTTCCATCTTAATAATAATTCTCTCCTAATAATTTAAATTTGGTTTTTGAGTCTTCAAAATATTTTTTCAATTTTTGGTAGTCTTCATTATACTTAAAATTAACAATAATTATGTCCTTTATTAAATTTATATCTGCTACACATTCAATACCAAGCCAAGATTTTTGTCTTAATTGAACTTCCTCGCCACAAAATAAATAATATCTTTTGGGCAACTTAATATCCCATAATAATTTAATCTTGGATATTTTTTTCCTTTTTTCTTCATAGGGATTTTTTGTTGCTATTATCATATAAATGTGGCAAGGATACCCAATCCTTTTAGGGTGTGGGGGTATGTCATTTTATCATTATCATTTTAAATATCTATTTTTATCCTTAAACTTTTTTGGTATCAATCCCCCTGTTTAAATATGAACAAATATTTCCTATAGTGAATTCTTGGGTTGTATTTGTGATTGTATTTAACCTTGTATTATACAATAAAAATCTTCCATTTGAATTCAGAAAGATAATATCATTTCTTCCTTGATTATATCCCTCTATATATGATTCTGAAATATAAAATTTGCTAATAAAAAAGATAGATAAGATTATTATTACAATTAATAAAATAAAAAATCCAATCTTAAAATAATTAATCTCTTTTTCCATGTTTTATTTAATAATGTATACTTTATAAATGTTTTGTTTATTGATTGTCATTAGAAAATTCCCATCTTTTGATACCAGAAATTTATATCTTTGTTTATATCTAAATCGCAATCTAATATTTTTATATTTTCTTTATTTTTTTGTTTTACTAAACCTCTTTGCTCCATCTCTTTTATGACAACGATTCTTATATTTTTTGGTATGAGAAAATGCTTTCCTAAAATAGTATAAAAGTCTTTGCGAGAAATATATTTATTTATTCCTACTCTTCTTCTTAATAAATTATGTAAGGATATGTAAAGTAATCCTATATTTAATTCTTTTTTTTCTTCCATTATATAGATATATTTGCGAATGGATTTATTGGAATTAATTGATTTGATAGCATACATTCGTTTGCGATTTTTATTATATTGCTTACTTCCAAAATTGCTCCTAAAGCCAAGATTACAAAGATTATCATAAAAATAAATTTTAGCCAACTTCCCCCTGCTATAAGATTTTTCCAGTTTATTTTTCCATCTATCTTTACTGGATGAGTTACATGCCAACCTAAAATATCTTTTTTTAAGTAAACTAACTCTCCATCTATTAATGTTTCTTTTAATTTTTTCATTTTTACCTCCTTCTAACCTTTTAAAGTAAAGATAGCTGCAGCAATTATTTCTACAACTATTATCACAATCAACTGCCATAAAGGTAATGCTACCCACTCCATTCTCTTGCTCATGATGTATCCTACTATTGTTGCAGCAACAGCCATTCCTCCAAGTATCCAAAATCCTTCTTCTTCTAATAATCCTAAATCTAGTTGCCCTTTTTTATTCATTTTACTCCTTAAATTGTTTTTCTATATCTTCTAAGGCTTTTTTCTTTTGCCAAGTTCCAATATATTGAGTTATGTTAACATAAAGACTTCCAAATAAGATTATGAATAACCACCATAGATTTTTAAAATTAAAAAGAGAAACAGTTATACCACAAAGTAAACCAAGTAAAACTATTCTCATTCCCATTAATTGTTGGGATGTAATTTGTAATGGTGAAATGCCAGCCACACCTTCTTTGAATCTTTTATTAAATTCTTTATAATCTATCCAGTTTCCTTTCTTATCTCTCCAAAATTTCATCTTCATTGGTTTGCATTTTCAATAGTTTCTAAATATGTATCTATCTTTTTATTTATATCAAAAAACTCTTTTTGGTATTTCTTATGCAAATCTCTTAACTTTTCTCTTGCTTTTCTTATTTGGTTTTCCATTTTTGTTCTTTTCATAGTATTAAATCTTTTATTTCTTTTCCTAATGTTTCTAAATTATCTGATAATTTTCTTAATCTTACCTTATAACAATTTTTCCAATCTGTTTTCATTTGTATTTTCTCCCAAAAACCTCAAATCCCTTCCTATTTCTTTTTTTCTCAACCATATTAAATCTTTGTAAAAATATTAAACCGTTCTTGATATAATCCGGGGAAGTTAAACAGGCCTGACATAATTCTTTGTTTGTCACAAAATCATCTATTTCTTTTAGGTAAGTTAAAATTCTGCTAAGGTGGTAAGTTGTTGCAAAGTTTCCTTTTGTTTTTTGTGGGAGTTTTCTTTCTGGTTCTTTTAATTTTTTAAATTCTTTTTTGAATGTTTTATCTAAATTTTCTATGTCTTTTTCTTTTTTTCTTATTATTTTTATTTTCTCTTTTTTTATTCTATTGAAGTTTTTTAAGAAATTTATATCTTTGTTTACATCTTCATAAGCTTGTTCGTAAGTTTTTCCTTCGATTACTTTTTGAGATACTAACGCACCTTGCTCTTGTTTGGTTATATTCATCATCTTACATATTCCTCATAAACTATTTCTCCATCATCATAACAAGAACATACATCATCAACATCTAAATAATAACTTTCATAATCTTTACAAATATTATATGCACATTCATTTTTCTTCTCTATTATTTCTGTTCCATAATTCCAGGCCCAAACTATTAAAATCATTTGTAAGATTGAGATTATTAATAAAATTATTGTTGCAGCTTTCCAGCCATTCATTTTAAATACCTCCTTTTTATTTCATAATATCTTTTAAGAAATCTCGATTCTGCTATTGGAATGGGGACGTCAGATTTTGTTTCTTCAATTGCTTTTTCTATATCCTGAAATACATTTAAAAGAATTAGTTTGGTTTTTGTCTTAATTAAATCCCCCTCTTTCATTTTTTCCTAATCCTTTGGCCAATATTTATTCAAGATAAAATAAACAATTTGTTTGGTTGTTTCTGGATTTGCATTTTTTTCTAAATTTATTATTGGTTTTTTTGTGCCTCTTGCTATTTGAGTTAATTTAATTATTCCATTTTTTCCATCTTCATATCCAACAGAATAAGACATTTTAGCGACTGTATAAATAGATAACATAAAAAAAACTATAATAAGAAAAACTCCAATCACTTTCCAACCATTTATTGCCATATGTTAATATATGATAAGGAATTTATAAATGTTTTGTTTATTGATTGTAATTATATAGTTAAGAAGTAATCGGGTTTCACCCTAACCCGAAAGGTTTTTTTAGGAGGATTTAGTTAATTAAAGTAATCAGAAATAGTTTTTAAAGATTGAGTAGAATAAATATTTACTTATCATTTACGATAAGATAGTTAATTCTTCTTCTTTTAAATTATTTTCGTTTGTTATTTTTTAATTTCTTTTTATTTTCTTTATTTAACCATAAAGGATAATCCCCCTTTAATTTTGATTCTGCTGAGTTTCTACCAATCCTATTTGTATTCCATACTGGAAATTTTCCTACTGGACAGACGTGATATAATAATTCTCTATAATTTTCAAAATGCTCGTTACATCTACGACATTGTATTTTAGCCATATTCAAATAATGTTTTTTGGTGTTTTAATTTTAATCTTAAATCTTGGTTTTCTTTCATTACTTTAGAAATAGATTTCCCTAATCCCTTGATTTCCTTTGAAAGAGTTTTAATAGCCCCTATGTGAGATGTCATGTTTTCTGCGAACATCATTTGGTTTGCTGTAACTTGGTTTACTGCGGTCATCATTTGCGTCATTGTTGCTGGATTCTTTAATAAATCTTTAATAAAACCTTGCATTACATCCATATCTTCTTTTGCTGTCTTGTTATAAATCGCTTCTAACTCATCAACTCTAAAAGAGAAATCTGCGATTATGCGAACATTTCCTTCATCATCTTTTACATATAACTTATTATCCTCTACTCTATATATTTTTGCTATTGTATCCTGAAGTTTTGAATAGTGTTGGCTTATTATTTCTATATTACATTTTCTTTCTTTTATTAGAGTTATTTTAAAAAGATTTTCTATTTTAGGTATTATACTCCAGAATTTTTCTAGAGCTTGCTTAAAGCATTCATCTGTGTTTTTTCCATAAAATGTTGGCATATAAAATATTATAGAATTGTTTGTTGTTTTTACCTTAATATTACTAAAAGAATGAAGCTCATATTGATTGTTATTTAGCCCTACGGCCTTGCTGTAAGCTCTACAGTCAACGATTTTGTTTCTTTGGGTATCCCACCCCTTAGGTTTATTAAAAATGGCTATTTTAAATGCAAGATTATGCAATCTAATTTTTCCTAGTGAGAACCCATTGAGGTAGTGTAACCCCCCACCTGTAACCTCATAAGCTTTGCCTATCTTTCTAATTAATCCTTTATCTATAAGTTTGTAAATCCCTTTGTAAATCGCTGTTCTGCTGCATTTTCTTTGTTTGGCTATTTCAGTTATAGTTAGATACTGGGTTAGGTATTTTAAAATTTCATACTCTTTGTTTTCAACCCTTTTCGTAACCATAACACATAGAAAACTTTCTGATTTAAATATTTATCCAACTACTAAATAATGAGACATCCGTTTTTCACCATGTAATGACAACAAAAACATACATTTAAATAGGAGTGATACCTAAATATATTAGTTACTACGAGATAGTGGCGGGCCCGACATCTTGATAACAAAGGACAACCTGCCCAACTATCTTTAATTCTTTTTATCCCCTAATTCCCCTATTTATATAATTTGGGATTCTGCTTGTATTAATCCCAATCCAACAATATTCTTAGCACCCAACCTTAACATGCTTGAACCATTGGGATTATTCTTGCTATTCTTTCTGGCATTTTTTATTTAATATCTATTTTTATTCCTCTTGACTTAGCTATTGCTCTTGCAAGGGGTTCAAGATCTTTTTTATTATAGATTTTTCCGTATCTACTCCTAAACTGCTTAGGAACTTCGTCCCCCAAGTAAGTTCTCTCTACACTTCCAAGTAATTTCTTAAAGTTACGAGTGAGTGGCATTTTATCTATTCATCATTTCGATTACTCCACTTCTAAGAGTTGGGACTAATGCAATTATAGCTATACCCAATGCAGCAAATATTACTATTAAACTGATTACACTTCTTGCTCCACTATTAGTTGCATAACCTTCTGGCCCGTATGTATAAGATATATTTACAGGTTGGTTTGCATATTCTGCACTATCAGTCTGAATATAAACTGTCTTTACTCCTGTAGTAGGTGAAACTCTTTCTCCAATAGTATAATTTCCTGCTGCTACTTCAAGCGAGCCAGTCCCATTAACTACTACTGGTGTGCTTAACAAGTCCTGGCCTGTTAAATCCGCACTTTCCCCATTAGCTGGCATAGTTGTTGAAGTTCCATCTAGAGTATCATTATGAACATAAGTTGTTGTTGAAATTCCTGTATTTAAAGCGATTGCTCCAATTAGACTAAGCGCTACTATTGCCCCAATGAAAATTAGTAATAAATTACTAATGTTTACTTGTCCTTTATTTTTCATCTATTTTTTTCAACCCTCCTTAAACATCAAAAAACAAACTTTTCTTTGCTTCCTCAAATTCTTTTTTGAAAAATGCTCCTGTTTTTATTGGTTTTTTTATTACTACAGCAATTTGTTTTGCCGGTTTTACTATTGTTTTGCTTACTATTTTCTTTTTACCTATCTTTTCTAATATTTTTTTTGTTTTCTGCTCTAGTGTTAATTTTATCTTTTTCTTTTTTACCATTTTATTTCATAAACATATTCCCTTTAATACTAAATATATTCTTCTCTTTTAAGATAGGTCTTTCATTTTTAAGTATCGATGTTCCATCTTTAAACAAGTTTTCTCCTTTAAACATATCCTGGGTTCTCTTTTTTCTTATAACATCTAGTTGTTCTTTGATTTGTTTTTCTTGTTGTTCTTTAAAATGTCTTTCTAATTCTCTTTGATTTGCAGATTTTTCTCTTTCATCTAACATGTGTTCTATTCTTCTATTTTCTTGGGCCTCCTTGAATTTAGTTTTTGTTAAAGCTTTTCTTTCTCCCATCTTTTTTAATACATCCATTATTGACATTTTATTTTAGAAAATGTTTATTTATTTCTATACCTAATATTTGTTCTTCGGTCATATCTATATCTTTAAGTTTAGTTTTCTTTATAGTTAAATTTGTTTGATTATTTCTTTTATTTTTCGTTACACTTACTAAATCTTTTAATTTCATATTATTTACATGTATAGTTAGTTTTTAAATATCGATCATGTCTTAACCATCTTTGTTATAGCCCATGCGCTAATTAATCCTCCAAGTAATACAACAAGGAAATAAATTCCAGTCATAAATTGAGCCATTATTATTGCATATAATCCAAATATTATAAGTAAAGTTGAATTAAGCATTTTAAATCTTGCTCCTAATGTAGCAATAACAATTAAAGATATGAATATAAAAATATCAAGAGTTCCACTAAAAACATTTACTAACCAACATTCTAAATTCAATGGTTCAATAAATCCTGTGCATGTTGCCATTAGTCTGTCCCCCTAAAAAATTCTACAAGTGATAATCCAAACCCTAAAATATGCCCGCCCAAAATGAATATGGAAAGAACTCCTATCCAGTTTGGAATTGAACCGCCACTTAGTCCTGCTTTAATTATTGATGTAAATGTTCCAACAAATAATACTAAGGTTGTTGTAATCAATGGTAATATAATAAAATTTTCTAATCTTCCTTTTGCAAATGTTCCTATTGCTATTCCTGCACCCACTAATCCAGCTAATATTCCTATACCCAAACTTGCTATATTTGAAAAAATTGTGTTAAAAAAGGTTGAGATACTTGGATTAAAAGTTAAAGTTTCCCCCACTCTTGTATATCCAATTAAACCTAAAACTACTGGGTCAGTAACAAACCCTGCTAATTCCATTACAATAATTAATCCGATACTAATCATTATATAATTCCAAGTTTTCATCTAAATACCTCCTTAAATAATACTCCAGTTAACACGATTGCTACGAATATTGTAGCAAAATTAGGAATCGCATTTACAGGGTTTGGGACTATCCCCATTCCTATATCAAAAAATGCTACTAATCCAAATATCACACTTGTTATTCCTACGGGGCTTGTTATTCCAAATTTAAAGGACATTACTCCTACAAATATGAATATAATTAAAAAGACAATTATTGCCCTTCCAAATTCATCTAATCCAAATATTCCTGAAGTAAGGTAAATATTAAAATCATCAAAAAAGGTTTTTATACTCCAATCTGTTCCTGCTGAAGATAAAACATACCAACTTATTGAAGCATTTGTATAATTCCCATCAATAACCCAAAAATAATTCATAATTATTTGAGTATTATTCCCCACATCAAAATTAGTTGTTGCTGTTCCACCATTTGCACTTACACTTACTTCTGCTAATGTTCCTGTTGCATTAACTAAATTAAATCCAAAATCACTTACTTCCCAGAAACTTGAAGTCAATATAAAATCAAAATCATACGCAGTATTATTGAATAAAGTTGAATTTATGGGGTTTATGGTATAACTTATTCCTTTTGTTGTATCAAATTCCTGAATTACTATTGTTCCTGTCCCCAAAGTTATAGTATAACTTGTTTGTGTTGGAAATAGGGTGGTTATTAAATCATCATATCCTGTTGCACTAAACCCTAATCTATGTTCTATGTCCGGGTCTAAGAAAAAGGTTATACTCCCCGCGTCGTTTGTTGTTCCTGTTGCTATTAAAGTATCTACTCCACTAATGTCTCTGCTTACATTTACATTTACCCCAGAGATTACTTGTTCTGCAAGATTTACAACTTGAAAGGTTACAAATTGCCCATCAACAGTAGCTAACAAAGGCAAAGTTATATTTGTAGTTCTATTGGAGAAGGTTGTTACTTGGGGTTTTAATATTCTTTGTTGATAATCTCCTTCTTGATCTTCGTATTGTATTCTATAATCTACTGATATATTTACTACACCAGGAGAAAAACAAAAAGCATAACTTTGGTTTCCAACAGAATTTGAGAAAATGAATGTTTCATTATTATTTACTTCTTCAAACCACCATACGAAAGTTGAACTTGGAATTGTTCCATTAAATATTACTGATTGGTCGCTTTCATCTTCAAATGTAAAATTAACATAAGCTATGGTGTTAGTTGAATTACATTGGCCAAAAATAAATGAGGGTGTTTGGAAAGTTCTATTGCTACTTGCAGAACGGCATAAGAATCCTGTTGAGTTTTCAGAACATGCTTTATAATTCCAAAGATAATTATCCTTAGGAGTATTTATATTATCTACCTGGATTGTTGTTTGATTATTTGTCCCGTTTATTGATTCTGTTGTAGTGCTAAATAATGTTGAATTACTATACCAAACATTTAATGTTGTATTCACTAAGGTATGCCCCTCTGTTGTGTTAAAAAATCCTGTAAAGTTTTGGGTTCCTGTTACATTTATTCCTGTTGCTGGTGAATCTAAAGTTATTAATAATGATTGTGTTTCTCCCCAACCTAAACCCGCCCCCGCATTATACAATTCATTTACTTCTGCCTGAGATAATGTAGAGTTCCAAACCCCAAATTCATCTATACTTCCATTTATTGGTATATTATTAAAGTAATTAAATCCTAAGCTGAATTTTCCATCATTTTTTGTTAAATCCCAGAAGAACTCATTGACATTTCCACCCCAATCTTGTAATGTTCCATTAATATAAAGTCTACTATTTGTTTCATTAATCCAACTTGAATTTTGTGTAATAACAATATGATACCACCTATTAGGAACAATAATATTATTTGCAGTTGATATACTTTGGATTCCTAAATCTGCCCAACCGAAACTAAATTGGTCTGCTACATTTCTTAATTCTATTCCTTGTCCGCCTATTGAGAATACCCCTGTATTACTTATAGTATGTGCTGTAAAATTAATCCAAAATGAAATAGAGGTTTGATTTGTTTCATGAATTCCCCAACTAGTTATATTAGTAAAATTTGTATGGCTTCCTGATTCATTAAATAATAATCCATTGCCTATCTTTCCTGGTATCCAATTTACATCTTCAAATTCTGTGCTTAAACTTCCATTAAATGTTGCATTAATTTTATTTGATATATTCTTTCCACTTGTTTCATCAAGAGAAAAATAAGCTACTGGTGCGTTTGTATCCCAAATTGCCCATTCTCGAATTTCCTTGCCTTGAGAGGTTATTATCCAGTCAACTGATTTGAACATTGATTTTTTACCTTCTAATCTAATTTGGTATGTTCCTGGATTTACTTCGTCTCCTAAATTATATTTTATCCATTTATTATTTTTTTTAATATAAAAAGTATATTCTTCTATTGGTTCTTGTGTTCTTGTTCCATCATAATTTATTGTTTCAAATTTAATTTCATCTATAAGACTTCCTTTTTGGTGCAGTATTATTTCTTTTTCTGCTGAACATTCAATAAGACATATGTCTGTATTTTCTTTTAATTCTAATTCTGCTAATTTTAGTAATCCAAACCAATCTTTTATTGTAACTTTTCCATAATTTCCTACATCTTTATCAAAGGATTTTACATTATCAAAATTGGCTGCTGAAACTGGAACAGATAACATTATCATTAAGAACAGAGCCATTACCCCAAACATTATTGTAACCATGTCTATTTTTCTATCTCTGTATTTCATATTTTTAACCTCATTGTAATAAATCCGATTGTTATACTAAATATTATTACTATCCAATAAGGAACTGTTGAATCAACTACAAGGCAGAGTAATTTTGTTCCATCACTTATATTATCTACATCTGAACAACTTAAATCTGTTCTTGCCCTTGTGACTTCATCTTTTACAAAGTTAATTGTCATTAGTCCGATAATTAAGAAAACTATAGCTGTCATAATTCCAAGTCCTAAAGATTGTCCTTTTTTATTTTTTAATATTTTTCTATCCATCTTTATCACTCTTAATTGAAAATTATACGCGCGGTAATTATTGCTCCCGCCAACAGTATAAGTCCTCCTATGAAATAAAATAAATTAATATCCGCGGCGATACATGCTGCTTTAGTAAAATCAGAAATACTTGCATTATTACAATCCATTCCTATTGTATCGCCACTTGTAGCATTTCTTGCATTATTTGTAAAATATCTAACAGAAGGAGCCAGGGCTAGAGCTAAAACTATTATTGTTAATGCTAACATTATTCCATATAAAGTTACGTTTGCTTTTTTTGATTTCATTATGTCGCTACAAATATAAATAAGTAGATTGGTTTATTCATTTTATAATCCAAATATTGATTTACCTTTCTTTCTCCTTTTCTGTTTCTTAAAAAATTGAATTTCCTGAACTTCTCCAAAACCACTAAGTCTTTTTTCTTTCTTCTGAACCACTCTAAATGGGTCAGTTTTACTTGCTCTAAATTCAAATCCAAAAAATCCTAATTGTGCTGGACTAATTTTCTTTCCTTTTCTTTCTACAAATCCACTTGCTCTTATTGTTGTTTTTAATCTTTTTACTAAAGCTTGTTTTGCTTCTGGTTGTGTTTCAAATTTTCCTATACTTACATCTTTTTCAAACTTTCTTACAAATACTTCGAATTCTCCTTTCTTCATCTTTTTTACTTTTTCTATTGCTCTTGCTAAACCTGGTAATTTTATTGGTGGTGGAACTAATGGTGGGGTTGGAGGTGTTGGTTTTTTTGGAGTTGGTTGTAATCTTTGTGCTATCTTTTGTTGTAATTTTAATCTTTGTGTTTGTTTTAAAGTTTGTAATTCTTTTAATTCTGTTCTAATACCTTGTAATTCTTTTAATTGGGTTTCGCTTTTTAATCCAGGAGTAGTTTTTAATAAGGTTTGTTCTTTTAATTTTGTTTTTATTTCCAAACTTCCTATTTGTTTTATTCTTGTTCCTAACTTTAATTCTGTTTTTCCTTTTAACATAGTTGTATCTATAGTTACTGGTGGTGTTGTTGTAATTGTTCCTAAATCTCCTATTGGTGTTACAAATGTGTCATCTTCTAATGGGACTAATTCTGGCCCTTTAAATGCACTTGGCGTTGTAACAAATGGAACTGCTCCTGGAATAACTACTGGAGTTGTTGGTTCTAATATTGTTGTTGGTGGTAATGGGCTTGGTTTTGGTGGTGGAGGAACTGGTGGCAATTGTATTTGTTGTTGCATTTGTTTCTGGAAAGTATCTTTTAATGGTGTTTTAGTTATATCTGCTGGTTGAATAAATCTTACTCCTCCTGGTTGTCCTATAACTATTGGTTCTTTACTTTCTATAACAAAAGTTATTGATTCTGGAGTTCTTCCTGTTGCTCTTGGGAAAGGTTTGGTGACGTCTTTTGATACTGTATCTAATCTTATAACTTTTACTTTATCAGTCTCTAAAATCTTTTTTACTTCTGATACTGATTGGCTTCTTGTTGTTGTTTTTCCAGTTGCATCAAGGGTCTTTATATCTATCCTCCCTTTTCCTAATTTTATTTTTGCTATATCTTCAACTGTTAATTCTCCTGTTCTAACATTAAAACTTCCTAATTTTTGTTGTTCTAATTGGCTTATAATTCTTTGTTTATTCTTACCTAAAAATTTTGGGACATTCTCTATTGATATTGGTTTCTTTGCTATACTCTCTGCATATCTTTGCCATTGAAATTTCTCTACATTACTTAATTTATTCCATTGTTTTAAACTCGTTGGCACGCTTTCTCCGCTTATTTCAAACCATGTTCCAACTTTGCTTCCCTCTTTTACTTCTGTAACTATAAAAGGTTTGTCTTCTAAAAATTGCCCTTGAGATTTAACTAGAAATCTCCTTGCCTTTACTGTTCTTGTATCTATTGGTTTTAAGTTAAATAATTTTTTAAATCTATTTGTTGTTGTAACTCTAATTGGAGGTGTTAATTCTCCTGCTTGTTCAAGTCTAAGAACTCTATATGATTTTTTTCCTATTTGGACAGTTCTAACATTTATTCTTGTTACGGGTGTTTTTAAAGGTCTTAATGGAACTCTCTCTGTTATTGGTGCTCTTAAAAATCTTATTCCCTGAGATATTCCTACTGCTGTTATTATTCCTCCGGCTAATCTTTCTTCTGGGGTTACAACTGTGCTTGGTCCTGTTAGAATAGCGCCTCCCCCGAGTATTTTTATTGGTGGGGGGGTAATAATAAATGTTCCAATTTCTGCTCCAAATCCAACTGTCTTTCCGATTGTTTCGGGGGTTACTATTATTGGTCTTCCTTCTAATGTTACTGGTGGTGCTCCTATTGTAACTCTTTGAGGAACATCTATTGATGGAACTTCGCCTATCTGTGCTTGTTTAAATCCAGGTGCTACTTTTTCTACAACCATCTCAGTTAAAGTTCCTATTGCTCTTGGTGCTTTTATTAATAATCCTGTGCTTATTGCTGCTGCTATTTCTCTTTTAGTTAAAGGTCTTAAATCATCTTCACTTATAAAAACGTTTCCAAAAGTTATTCTTCCTTTTAATTTTAATTCGCTGATTATTTGTTTTATTCTTTCTAATTTTCCTGGTGGTAATGTTATTGCTTTTTCTTCTGGTTCTAATTCTAATTCTTTCCTTTCTTCTTTTGATATAAATGTTGTATCTGGGGTTGGTTTTCTTTCTATATCTTTTCTAAAGAATTGTTGAACCCCCCTTACTGCTTCTTCTACAACCCTTGTTGTTTTTATTATTGGTGCCCCTAGTGGTTTGGCTTCTGATATTCCTATATCTTGTAAAAATTGAACTCCAGGGGTTTCTTTTTTGGGGATATCTGTTACTGCAAATGCTGGTCTAATTCCCTCTGGTGTAGAAATTAAAGGAACTCCTTGAAATGTTCTTCCCATCTGGATTTCAAATGGGCTTATTGGTTGTCGGAATACCTCTGGTAATGGTGGGGTTTTTGCCTGCTCTATTGCTTCTAATTTTTGCTGTTCTATTTCTTTTAGTTTTATATCAATATCTTTTGAAATTGCTCCCTTTTGAAATGAACTAAATCTTTCAATATCTTCTATTGTTTCAATTCCTGTTACTCCTGCTTCTGCTAATTGTTTTTTAATATCAGAAATCTTTTGTTGGATTCTTCTTATTTGTTTTCTTACTTTTGGGTCTTTTTCTAATCTTGCCACTTCTGCTCTAACCGCCCCTGGTAAACTACTTCTTGCTGGCCCTTTTCCCTGTGCAATTAAATTAATTATTTCTAATGCTCTACTTCTTACAAAAGCTTGTTGTTCTGCTTCTTGAACTGCTTTTTGTTGTCTTTCTATTTGTTGTTGTCTTTGTTTTTCTAATCTTTTAACTTCTTGTTTTTGTTTTTCTATTCTTTCTTGAGTTTCGCGTTGAGCTAATAATTGCATTCTTTGTTCTCTTGTTAATGTTCTTAATTCTTGTTGTGTTAGTTGTGCCATTTAAAAATCCTTTAAATTTACTTTTGGTGATAATAAATCCATGTTCATTAAATCTTCTTCAGAAATATCTAACCTTTTTAATTTTCTTTTTTTAATATTTAAATTAACTTGTTTATTTGTTTTGTTTCTAGATACACTAACTAAATCTCCCAATTTCATAAGAAAACTACGTGTAATTAGTTTATAAATATCGATTACTTTTTTTAATACTTAGTCCAATCTAAATCTGATGGAGTTTTTATCTTTAAATCTATTCCATATTTTTTACTTATTATATTTGCGAATTTTGGGAAATCTTTTTTTTGAAATTTCCATCTCTCTAATGTTGCTCCAGTTTTATCTATTATTTTTACTTCAAAGATTTCATCGGCAGAATTATAATCTATTTTAGAGAAAGCCATTTAACCCCCTCCACTCGTAAATATTGCGTATAATATAATTCCTACAAGACCTAATCCTATTATCCATTTGATTATTCCTCCGACTTGTTTTTTTGCACTTACAATCTCTGTTTTCATTCGATTCATAAGTAATTTATAACCTTTAGTATTGCTTCCATTCAACATTGATTGTTCATAGTTTTTTATTGGGCTAAATGGTTCAACACTCCAGCTTGGCTGAATAATTAAGGGATAGGTTCTAAATCCTTTTTTGAATTTCAATACATATTCTGGCGTAGCAAGTCTTGGAACTCCATCAACCATTGTTGTTTGTTCTTGTATTGGCTGCTTGCTTGCAGTTATAAATCCATTCTCGTTTATCTTCCAAATTCCGACATAACCTTTACTTGCTTTATTTTTTCCAACTCTTGCTCCTATTGGTAATCTAAATTTTCTATGTCTTTTTCTTTCTTTATCATCTTGGATTAAATCTTTTATTTCTTTTAATTCTTCTTTTAAATCTCCCATTCTACCTCCTTTCAGTTTTTAATTTCCTCCAGAAGTTGTGGTATCTCCCCCACTTGATTCTTCTTTTTGCTTAAACCATCCTTTATTTACTTTTCTTCTACGAGTAACATCTGCTATTTGTTTTGTTTGAACAGTTGCTTGTTTTATCAAAAACCCTTCTCTACTTAGACTTGTAGCCAGGACATCTTCTGCTTCTTGGTCGTAATATTCTTTAAAAAAATCATTATCCATTATTTTATCTGCAATTAATTTCATTGATTTGCTTCCTCTTACTGTATGTTCTGGTATCCCTAATTCATTTATTTCCTTATCTACTTGTAAGTCTCCTATCTTTGTTGAATCTTTTGTTATTACTACATCAAATAAAAATTTATGGACATTATGTTTATCTTCTGGGGTTGGTGCATTATCTTTCATGGCTTGGGCTATTTTCATTAATGCTTGTTCATCACTCAATTCTTGTTGTTGGGGTTGTGGTTGTTCTGGCATTTTAATTCATAAATCCTATTTTAATTGCTCTAAATAATGTGGCTAATAATCCTAATGCATAAAAAAAATAAGTCATCCAGCTGTTTAGCCCTACTATTGTAACCCATATTGCTGCTAAAATTATTGGGGTGAACATATAAACTACTGTGTCTATTCCCCCTAGTATTGCTAAGATTATTGTTTTTGTTTTACTCATATTCTGGTGACATTGCCTCCCTCAAATCTCTTATTACATCTAAAAGTGTTTGTCCCTTTATTTTGCAATAGATTATTATAAATAAAGATACCAAGACGATTATTACAATTATATAATTTAGGAAGTTTTCTTGCCACATTATAATCCACCATTTTTAAATTTTTCAACTCTGAATCCTTTTCTTTGTCTTGCTATTGGTTTATATCCAAACTTTTTTAAATCTTCAATAATATAATCTGCTCTTTCCATTTCAGTATCTATTTTTTTTATCTTTTCTTTGAATCTTTCTCTTGCTATATTTTGCCAGTTATCATTATCTTTTAAATCTGGATGTTCTTTAATTACTCCTTGTTTATTTAATTGTAATCCATCAATAGTAGTAAACATTCCATTTGTTTGATTGTTTCTAAATAATATATTATTTTTTTCTACTCTTATCTCTACTATCTCTGACCCTAATTTAAAAATTAAACCAATCAATTTAAGCCACCGCCTTTTTTATTGCTTTAATATCGTTATACATTTCTGTCATTGCATCTTCTACTGTAAGCATATTGACTTTTTTGCCATCTTCAGTAATTCCTTTTGCAACCTTTTGGACTGGTAATTCTTTTACAACAACTACATTATCCTCTTCTTTAACTTCTTTCTCGTCTGACATTTTTTTCCACCTCCTCTTCATTTACTTTAATTATCATTAAATTATCGCCTTTTTTTATGTCTGAATTTTTTCTTATTATTAAATATTTTATTCCATCTTTTCTCTGTAAACATTTTGCTAATTCCATTCATTTTCCACACCCTTAACATTATCATATATTATCATCCCTTTATAAATATCGATTATCATATATTAACATTATCCTACTATTAATTCATGAGAAGTTCTTGCAGAAATATATCCTGCCAACATTAAGATTATCAAAGAAAAAGGCCAGGTTGTTGTCATTCCCCTTATATCTGCTATTCCAAATAATAAAGTCCATATTCCTACAAAATATAATCCAAAACTTCCTAGAAGAACTGTTGTTGGGTCAGAAATATTAAATCCCCAAATTATTGTTACGAAAGAAACACCTAAAATTAAAATGTAAAACCAAAGAATATTGTGAAAACCGCTTCCAGTAATCTCAAAATACATTGTTTCTGCTCCATTCAAATTTCCATCATTACAAACCATATCAACTTGATGAATTCCTATTTCTGTAGTAGTAAAGGTTAGATTATGATATGCGCCATTATTTGTTGCTCTTTGATTATCTATAAGTAATGAATTATCTGGATTAAAAATTGTATAATTACAAACAGAACTACTTGAACAATATGTTCCATTATTTAGACAGGGTTTTTTATAGTCAATTATCTCATTTATCCTGAATACATCGTCAACTATATTTGTGTCTGTTGGAGCAAAAACTAATGGTAAAATTCCAATTAAAAAAATTAATATTCCTAGTGTTAATCTCTTTTTCATTTTAATCGGCAGTTAAAGTTTTCCAATCATCCTTAATTTTGTTTAAATAATCTAAATGTTATTTATTTAAATTCTGTCCAATATGATTTTCATCTGGTTTTAAACAATTATTATTCCAATCACAAATATTACTTATCTCACTACCTTTAGGAATAGTCAATTTTCTCGCACATCTTTGAATATCATCCAACTGAATCATATTATCATATTCCACAAAATAGCAACCATACTGAGTTTCATTAAATTCAAAAGTAACCACTCCATTAAGCCCAACAGGTTTATCAGGCACTACAATAATTCTATTAACTAAACTTCCAACTGCAATCACAGTTCCAACTAATAAAATTCCCAACAAAATTAAATATATTTTTTTCATTTTAATTATCTACCTCATACCAGTTGCTCCCATCACAAACCAAAGTCCATCCTCCAAAAGAAGAACTTAATGTTTCATCTGCTCCTGAATTCAAAAAGATATTTTGATTTCCTGTTCCTTCATTATGTTCTAAAGCTATATTTTGGTCATTATTAACTGCTACAACATGAAGAACCTGCCCTGCAATCCCTCCTATAAATGCTCCAACCACAACAGCACCAGCAGGATTTATGAAAACAATATTTACATCTGCGACACTTATTGTATCTGAACTTGCTGTTATTGTTTTAGTATTTGATGCAAATCTCCCGCCTGTTGTTTCAATATCTCCATCACTTGTAATATCTGAAACATCTGTAATATCTCCATCAGCATTAACATCAAAATCTCCACCTGCACAACTAAACTGCCCCGTTGCTGTTGCAAACCAGCAAGAAGTTCCCAAATCATTACCAGTATTTTGATTCCTGTTAGCAAAAACAATCATACCAACACTATTAGCAAAAATATCAGCAACATAAGTGTCAGCACCTTCACCATCATTCCTGTATAAAGAAATAAACCCCCCTCTTTGAGATGCGGTTGAACCACTCCCTTTTAAAAGTAAACCTTGCTGTGTTGTTCTATCTGCGTTTGCTACTATATCTCCATAAACATCAGAATCACCTTGAACAACACTATCATCAACACAATAAAAATCTCTACCAACAAATAAATCCTTTCCAATCCCAGAATCATAAGTTGTGTTTAAATAATCAATAGTCATATTATATCCACTCCCATTAACATTATTTTCAAAAACAGGATTTAGCAACCAAGAATTAAAAACAGGGTCTACTTCTTCTCCGATGGGCAAACCAACCCCACTAACAATAGCAATCCAATCAACATAATAATGATTATTGGTATTTCCTGATGCAGGTTTATAAATTCTCATTTGAGCAACACCATCTTGAATATGGTCTGCACCATCAAAAACTGGCTGGGTCATTATGGCAAAAGTATCACTCTCTATTAAATGTGGATAATCTTCCCACTCATTATCTCCATAACTCCACATTTGAACCAAAGGAAAATCCCCTTTTAAATTACTTGTTTTATATCTCATAATTCCTCTTTTGAAAGTATCAACATCTAATCCTGTAAAATTTATTCTTAAATCCAAGCCCCCAACTTCTTCTGAAAAATTAAAAGTAACTCCATCATATTTAGCATCAGGATGTTGAACATCTGCTAATGTTCCCCCATCTATTGTTCCTGTAATTACATTTGATTGTGTTGGATTATGATATGTAGGGTCAAACTTTGTTTCATTAAATTTTGTTGTTAGATGTGAACCTGTAAAAGTTAAATTTATCCAATTATCTAAACTTGTAGCAGTCCAATTAAAAAAAGAGGCATTAATTTGATTTACATTAAATATATTATTTCCTCCTAAATCCAAATCAGTATCAATAGTATGTCCTGCATTGCTCCATTCTAAATTATTTAAATCATTATGGTCAATGTCTGCAACATTATCTAAATTTCCTTCAGTTGTGATCCACCATTCACTTGCATTAACCATTAATAAAGAAAAATTTTGTGTTTCTTCTGGAACTTGAATATTTACTCCAGTAACTTCATTTGTATCATCTGCTACATCTAAAGCAGTGATTAAAAAAAAAGAAAAAGAAAAGAGAAGAAAAGTAAAAACTAAATAAATTGTTTTTCCTCCTCTTAAAAAATTAAATTTCACTTGACAACTCCTTAGATTAATCCACTATTTCTAAGTCCTTGAGCAGCAATTCCTATTGAACTTGTTGCAACCGCAAGAGCAAAGAATAATGTAGTTAATCCAACTAAAGTATCAGCAGCACCTGTAACGTTTCCGTCAGCTTGAGCTGTCCCAACTTGCTGAGCAACAGTTGGTAAAAGAGCAGTTCCTACTAAAATAACAATAAACCCGCCAATAATATTTCCTAGCATTCTATTTTTCGACCCTCCTTAAAATTCACATGGTGAAATATGATGATTTAATTAATTGAACTACCTTTTTAAATATCGATTATAGTTTTCACTACTAATTTCAAATGTTAATATATGATAATCGATATTTATAAACAAAAAAATCATATAAATATATGGCTTATAAAGATTATAATACAGAACCAGATGAAGAAAAGATTTCTCGTATAAATGCTGCTGGAATTATTAATATTACCCTCGAAAATTTATGGAGAGATTGTTATTCTTCTATGGCTAAAGGAGATTTGGTTACTTGGAATAGAAAACTTGATTCAATTTGGGTTTTATTGGGTGGTGATGTTAAGGAAGGTGAGAAAGAAGATAAAGATTTTGCTGCCATAGATGAAAAACTATATAAGACTGGTGGATTGAATCATAAAAAAGTGGGATTTCAACAATTAGCTGCTGAAGAAAACGTAATCAAAGCTCAACAATACATTTTATTAAAACAAAAATCACTATTTTTACGAAGATTGCAGAATTCACAAGGAAAAGGGACTGCTTATCAATCAGATGATAATTATGATATTGACTAATGGTAATCGCAAAGATAAAAAATCCAAAAACAGGGTATATTTCTGAATATTATATTGAACCAAGACTTAAAAAGAATTTAGATGAAAAAATAATTCCAATGTTGGCAAAAAAGGATAAAGATTTTGTTCTTGCTCTTGATGGAAAGGAAGGAAGTGGAAAATCAACCTTTGCTTTTCAGGTAGGTAAATATATTGACCCCTCACTTGATTTAAGTAGGGTTGTTTTTGATGGAGAGAGTTTTAGACAAGCCATTTTTAAGGCAAAAAAGGGACAAGTAGTAGTATTTGATGAAGCATTTACTGGATTAAGTTCAAGAGCAGCATTATCTAGTGTTAATAGAACTTTAGTTAGCTTAATGATGCAGATGAGGCAAAAAAATCTATGTGTTATAATAGTATTACCCACTTTTTTCTTACTTGATAAATATGTTGCACTATTTAGGGCCAGGGCATTGATTCATATTTACGAAGCCTCTGGTAATCGTGGGTATTTTAGGGTTTATAATACTCAATTAAAAAAAAGACTCTATCTAACAGGAAAAAAAGATTATTCTTATGGGCATAAAGGTGTTCGAACTAGGTTTAGAGGAAGATTTTATGGAAAATTTGTTCTTGGGGATGATGAAACCGAGAAAGAATATAGAAATAAGAAAGGAAAAGCATTAGAAGAAACCCAAAAGAACCCGATGACATCCGCGCAAGTAAGATTTAGGGAACAAAGGAACTTAATATTATATATTTTAAGGAAACAAACTAAATTAACATACCGTGAGCTTGAAAACTTGCTTATTGATTATGATATGGACATTTCTTTTCAACAAATTGCTAAAATTTGTGGTTCTTATGGGGATAAGGAGGAGAAAAAGCCAAAAAACTACCCAGAACCCTCTGAAATTGCCAAAAGAGAGAAGAAATCAAGGTAAAAGGATTGAAATTTCGCATTTTTGGGCTCCTTGAAGGCATTTAGAGGGCTTTTTGAGGGTTTTAGGGGTAAAATCGTCTGTCGCGTGTCTAAAAATAATATATATATAAGTTTTAACTACTTATGCCAGGTTTTTTGAAAGGTAAGAGAGTTTTTTTAGGACTTTTCTAGGCATTTGCCAACAAATTAGGGCCCAAACCATCATTTTACACAGGAAATCAAGGGGTTTCACAAAAATTGAATTTCAAACCTCAAAACTGCATGCAAAAAGCATCTCTTCTCCTATTTCCCAAGGCACTCATATGAATTTGTGTTCATTTGTTGTTATAATCAAGGCATTATGCCCGCCTACTAATTTCCATCAAGGCATCTCAATTAAAACACCCTCAAAAGAAGTGTTATAAGGTGTTATAATAGTGTTATATTTAAGTGAATTTTTGACTAAATTTTTTGATATTTTTTGAGATACATTAGGATTTTAAAAAGGGACGTCTTTAACTATTGAATTTTTATGTGCAGGATTGTTTAGTTTTTGAACCCCCCTTTTTAATTTGTGTTCTTGTGTATATTAAATTCTTTCGCAAAACTTAATTTTCTTTAATCTACTTGCTAAAAATTTTTCTAATTCCGTTCCCATACTAATTGTTGCAGACTGAACTTTGCTTATTAACATACCTAATTGCCTATTACCAAAAAGTCTTTCATAACCAGATGCAGTTTCATCTTCTTTCCTACCTTTTGCATTACTAATTAAAGCCATAAGAAAAACAGGATTTTCATACTTTTAAGGGTTTCCACCAACCTAAGACTTTACAGAACCTATAATAGAAACATTTATAAAGTATATATTCTATTAATTAATATGGAAAACAAAACAATAACATACAAACAATATAATAACCAAATAAACAAATATAACCAATCAATAAGAAAAGGTTTTAAACCAATCATAAAAAAGAATTGGTTAAGGGTTGGATTGGGTTGTGTTTGTTTGGGTGTTGCGATAATCCCTAATGGTTTAGGGTTAATATTTTATCCATTAAGTTTTTATTTTTTTGGTATTGGATTAATGGATTTAGAGAACTACAAAAGAAAAGCGAGAAATAAATTAAATCTGTTTATCTGGGCAGTTAAAAAAAGAGGGGTTAAGTTTGGGGCTTAATCCCCTTAATATTTCTAAAATGATAAATAAATATGTTTGTTGTAATAAGAAAGAAATTTTAAAAGATGAATTAAAAAACTATAACGAGGATTTTTTAAAATGAAACAAAAATATTTAAAATTAATGATACAGACCTTACTTAAAGATTAAAGAATAAGGGTTGATTTTAATAAACGAGAGTGTCGCACCTTAATAAACGATATTTAAAAAGTATTGATACATGTAAATAATATGGTTAATTTTATACAGAGTGAATTGAATAAAGAGTTTAGTGCTATTGGATTTAAAAATCAAAGGAGACATCTAAAGACTGGAAAACAAATAGGTAGGACTAGTAAATCTGTTGATTCTAAAAGGAAAGCTTTACTTCCAGGAAAAAGGATTTCTAAGACTGGGAATATTTATTATGAGAACAGGGCCAATAGGTCAGATAAAAGAGGAAAAAAAATATAATGGCAAATAAAGTAAAAGTTGAAATAACTTTAGAAGACTTGAATAAAGCAGAAAATAAAAAGTTAAGTTAGAATCTTTACTTTTCTGATTCTTCTTTTTTTTCTTCTTGTTCTTGTGTTTGTTCTTCGTCTGACATTTTTTTTACCTCCTTTTAGTAATATTTAAATATACTTCTGGATTACAATTCTTAGCAAATTCTTCCTTTGATTTTTTATCTTTATTATTCCATTCGGTTGTATTATAATCCATTAATCTAAAATCTATCTCGTGGCATATCTCGTGTCTTGCTGTATCTATAATTTCTTCTAAATCTCTTCCAGCAACCATTATTGCTATACTTCTATTTGTTTCTGTTATTGGTTTCCAACACCCTACAGTTAT